TCTGTTCCCAGGCCCATAGCAGCCCTAAGCGACGCTTCGTTTGCATCACCTTCTAATGAGCCGCCAGTGCCGCCCCCGATTACAAGTTTGGGGTCTTTGTCGTCTTCAGATTCAAACAAGAACCCTTTTTCCTCTTTGATTTTTGAAAGCTGTTCGTCCAGGCCGAGGATACCGTCATCGGTTAGCTTCAATGCATCACGATCAAGCAGCCCAGCCACAATTGTGGTGTCTTTGGCTTTTGTTCCCGCCAGTTTGCTTTCAAGTGCGTGGTTGAACTTAAGCTCTGTAAGCTGCTTCTGCGCGTCTTGTTCTGCCTGTTCCGCTTTCTGCTTCCACTCGTCCGCAGCGGCTTTGATACCGTCGACATCAAGCTCCTTGAAGCCCTCAATCTGTGTGTTGGCTTCGTCGAGTTGGGTTTTCAACCCGTCGCGTTCCGTTTCCAGCGTTGACACTTTAGACTTGAAGCCCTCGATGTCCTTGCCGTTTTCAGCCATGATTTTGTCGATAGCCTCGTCTGTCAGTTCCAGTTCCTTCAAAAATTCGCGTTTCATAATTCCTCCATTCGGTATGCTTTTATACGAGGTCGCTTCTCATGCCTATCCGCAATCGTACGCCTGCGGACAGCTAATTTTATGTATCAAAAAAGGCATTTCCCGTAAGAAACGCCTTTGTGATCTGTGTTTTATTATATTTTACGCCAGCAATTTACGCTTTCTCATTTCTACGCTTACTAGAGTAATCATTAGACTTTTCTGCTGTTAATACCCTCCCGCTCATCCTTCTGCCATAACCAGATACCTGTGTCAAGTCACTGCGTGGCGTTAATCCAGCTTTGCCGCAGAAGTCTTTGTACATGTCTCGCTGTCGCCTTAAACGGATGCTGGACGCTGTAAAATCGTCCTTAAGCCCACCCTCGTCAAACTCTATAAACTCGCGCTTTGTTTTGCGGATACTGCGTTCCATCCTACGCTGCATCTGCGTGGCTTCATAGCCTGTATAGCGTTTGCCCTCGTATGTAATGCCCTCAGCGTTCTTTCGCCGCATTTCGGCAAGCTCTGCGTCGCTGTAGGCAGGCTCGCTCACACCTAGAATAATTGGGAATGCAACGTGCCGGCAGTTTAGCGTACCGATAGGCCGCGCAAGGTTGTTGTTTAATTCCTCGTACTCCTCGCGGCTATACTGTTTCCCTTGATACGGCTCATGATCAGGCGCACAGTATAAATGCGCCGATAACTCCCAGCCGTCCGTTCCCATTCTGTCAGCGTCTTCACGCCACATCTGCTGTATGGTATCTCTAGCGCCCTGCATTATGCTTTGACGCGCTGCTGCTTCTATGCTTACCCGTCTGCCGCTTTCATATCCAACCGTGGTTAAGCCTTGACTGGTGAACGGCTTTAAGGCGTTTCTGATTGCTGTGTTGTAGTCTACGGCCCCGGATAATATCTGCATTTGCGCGGTAGACAACGTCTGTCTGTATGCGTCCGTCCACATGCTAAACTGCCCGTTGTTCATCACATACCCGGCAGTGTTTGTTAGGTTGCGCAGATCGCCAATAGCGGTTTTAGCCGCCGCTTGTCCTACCTGCTGCGCCCATGTGTTGCCAGGCATTACAGCATTGCCCATAGCTTCCGAGAATATCCGCTCAACTTCATGCTCTGTGGTATCAAGCGCCGCCGCTATCATGGTGTTTATATCGTCTACGCCAACGCCCATTGCTTCAAGAACAATCCGCTGTATCTCTGCTGTACTGGTTGCCTTGCCCATCTTCTTGATACGCCGGGCGATATCGGATATTATAAAATTTTCTACCCCGTAGAATATATCTATAATCGGCTGTGGAAGCCCGTATAAATAATCAGGCGTAATCCTCATCTGCCTACTCCACTAATTCTTCCGCACCTGCCAGCTGCTCTTGTGCTTGCTCTAAGGTTTCGCCAAGATACCACGCTCTAAGCTCGCCTTTTTGCATTTCACCCATTTGCATGAGCAACATCCGCTGGTTAAATTCTTTTTCGCGGTCCGTAATCAGGCTATCATCCCACTCAAAGCTGATTTCGTACTCACCCTTCGGCGCAAGGTTGCCTATTGTCGCCCACACGTCCATAGCATACACAAGCTGCCTAAGCGCCGCTTCAAGCGATTTTTGGTTATCGGCAACGTTTGCATATGATCTTTGCTTGCTGGCTTTGATTTCTTCCGCTGTTTTATCCACGTTCTGCGGATCGGATATTGTACCGTAGGCAAGGCCGCTGTTGAATTCTACACGCTGTAATATCTTATTAAGTCCATTTATAATTGACTGGTCGCGCAGCTCGGGAGAAAATACCTGTATTGGGTTCTTTCCATCGCCTACACCTATTTGATGCGCCCTAAATAACCGCTCCTTCCCTTTTGGAAGCTTGATGTTCTTTGTTCCAGGCTCCTTAAACAACGTATCATCGGCATCAACGGCCAATTCGCCGCCCTCAAACTCCCACAGCATACGGCTGTACTGCTTGTCGGATTCTTCTATTTGATTTACTGCCCTCGAATAAACCGATACGCCCAATGGAGAATTGGAATCTATTGCATTAGCCTGTGCCACCTTGAAATATGCAAATAATGGTTTCTCTACGTTCTGAATCAACGCTTCCGACTCAATGTTCGCCCATTCTTCAACGCTTTCAAGCGATACCTCACGCCCAATCATGCCTTCGTTTTCCGATTCATAGGCTTTGTTGGTTATCTGGTAGCCCGCATCCGTCATTTCGGCATGCTCAAAACGGGTATAGTATTTCTTGCCCTTTGTTATCCGCTCAACAAATACCGCGCCTGTTATATTCCCTGCACTGTCAAACTTCGTTGGGAAGAATCTATCAGCGTGAACAGCGTCAACAGCTATCGTATTACCGTCCACATACGGCTTGAACGCAATACCGCCTTTAGCACAACCGTATTCACAATACGTCCGCAGATTATCCAGAATGACTTGATACTGCCCTTGCAGGTAGTCTGCCCTGGGCGATCCTGTAATCTCTGATTTCATTTCGATTGTGACAAGCCGTGCCACTTCCGAAGCAATAGCACTGCCGAGATTCATCGACTGCACTGTTTCAGACAACCACGGCGCTTTGTCTTCGTAGATGCTAGACCATAAGGATATAGCATTCGACATCTTATCGCTCACGGCCACATCGATATGCAGTTTCTCTTTTACATTGCTTTTGCTAATCAATTTTTGTAGCACCTGCCTTACCCAATCTATAAATTTTCTGAACATGGTTATTCTCCACCTATTCGCCACATTGGGAACATGCCATATGATACGGCATCAATCATGTGATTGTTCTTATCTGGATAACCGCTTATAATATTGCCGTCCTTATCGCGTTCATATTCATAATTCAAGAATTCGCTTGCGGCATTTGGGCACCGCCCGGAATCTATCACTATTTCCGTCAAAGACTGCATCCATTTCATTCGGTAGTTTACACTTCCGGGCTTCTTCTCTACTGGCACACAGTACAGCCCATAACTTTTATAGTCGTTGATAGACTTCGGCTCTGCGCTATCAGCAATAATCATATCGCCGCCCGTAATGCCTTTTTCCTCAACCAGATAATCTGCCGTTTCCTTGTTTGACTGCTTGTTTATCACATATTCATCAAAGACATACAGTTTACGTTGCGCTGCGTTGAAGTACATTTTCCCCCAGGCAAACGGATCAGGCATCCATCCCCAGTCAATCCCGTAGTACAGCCTGTCAAAGTTTGTAATCTCGTCGTCCGTAATATCACGAATCGTCACATTATCGAATACATTGCCGCCAGTGCCGTTTGCAACGCCCAAATACTCGTGTTCATACGCCGCATAGTTAAGCTGCTTCAAGTATTCTGCGTCATCAAGAAACCGCTGCCCCAGCCATTCAGGCGGCGTTGTTTGATACGTGCTTGTGTGAATAAGTTGTCCCGGTTTTTCCACAAGGCAGTATTTGTTTGCCCAGTTGTCTTTCGTGCGCGGAGGGTTAAAGGTTTTAATCTCTATTGCTATATCACCACCGCGAAGCACAGATTGTTCAATGTTTCTGACTTCTTCTTCCCCGGCGAACTGGTCCAGCTCTTCTAAGTGCAGATATCCAATATACCCAAACGGCACCTTTATTGATTTAATCTTTCCTGGGTCGTCAGCGCCAAAGAACATTATCTTCTGTCCGGTTGGTAGATATGTTATCTCCATCGGTTGTGTAGTACATTTGAATTTGTCGTACAGTCCCAGTACCGTAATTGCCCATACATACTGTGCATACGCTGTTGTCCGCAACGTGTTTGACACCTTACGCATCACTACGCCGTGTATCTCCGGATGGTCCACCAATGTAAGGATGCCCTCAATTGAAGCATAAGACGATTTTGCGCTTCCTCTTCCGCCTCTTAAAACAAGCTGGTCGATGTTTCCTTCTGTGATGTCAATGTGCGGATTGTAAAACGCGGGGGATATTAATTCCGCAACATCACAAGTTGTTTCGTTTGATACTGTCACGGATTATTACCACCTCTCCTGAATTTCTACTATCTGGCTTGTCACTCCAACCATGTGCTGGTTGTTTGAGACTGAATATAGCCATTGTCTTGTCTATCTTCCCTGTAAGCGCTCCCTGTTCTAATTTGACTTCCTTCCAGTCCAATAATTTTTTTATAGACTGGGATAATATTTCATTATTGCGCTGCAATTCCATCACATAGTCATAGTTCCATTCATTCAAAAGGCAACATTCCTTAAGCACAGGTATAGGCCCTTGATGAGCAACAATGTACTCTTCTATTTTGGAAACCATATATTCTGTTTTGTATTTGTCTTTTGGCGGTCGCCCTCGCTTTGCCACGCTATCACGTCCTCTTCCTCAATCAGCATATCTATATATTCTCTGGCCTTCTTTAAGTCTTCGGTGCCGTTCTTGTCTTTCCATCTCCACAGATACTTGATTGCATTCCCTATAGCGTATGCTTCAAACCCTGACAGGTTATCCACCGCCGCCTTAATCATGTCTTTGCATTCCACGCCGCATCGTATGTAATGCTTTGGTTTGTGTACGTTGTCGTATGCTTCCGTGGTTGGTTTAGTTCCGATAGCGGTAATGCTTCTGTGCTTGTCATATTCTTTATCCCATTCATTCATAGATAAAACCCCATTGTTTTAATGTCTTTATCCCTGCCTACTCCGTTAAGGATGAGCTTGTACATTTTTGGTGCTGATGCTCTTAGCGCCATCTCTACAGGGTAATCTTGATACTGCATCATTGCCCCTGTTACTATTGTTTCCACCGGCTTTACAAAAGCCTTTTTGTTTTTGGTGTCAACGTATATTTTCCCCTTTGGCATATCCATTGGATTATGAGTATGCCCGCTTATGTAAAAGTCTATTCCGTCTATTGTGTCGGCGTAATGGTACCGCATTGTCTTGTTGGTTTTGTGCATAGCACAACCGAAATAATGAAACGGTTTGTTTTCGCCCCTACGTTTGCCAATGGCTATATCCATAATCGCCATGTTCTGTCTATACCTGTCTTCTATATCCAGCTTGCATGCCACATCGTATATTGGGAATGTGTCCACATCCTTACTACTGCGAGTTTCATGATTGCCAGGCATTATCGCAATGATCTTCTCCCGGTGATCATATAGCTCGCTTACCAGATACATTTTTTGCTCATGTGGCGACATTGTTTGTCCATACACGTTAGATTTACTGGCTTTAAGCGCATTGTCTATTAAATCCCCCGCGTAGATAACAAAGGCATTATCCGCTTTCATCAGCTCTTTGAACTTCTCCCATAGCTTACTGTCGAAAGCTGGAGAACCTATATGCAAGTCAGCTACACAATAAATATCTGCGTTTTCTATTCCTGCTGGTATTTCATACTGTACCAGCGTGAAGTCGTTCCTTATGTCAAACATATATCGCCTTTCATAAAACGCTACGGCCTACCCTCCCCGGCCATTCCAGTTACGGCAAAAATTTGCGTTTTTTCATTCCACCCTAATCAAATGGTTATCCAACCATCCAACGATATCCAAGTCCTGTTTTACGAATTCCCCTATCTATGCGGCATAGCGTGCTCATGTCAATTCCAGATTCTCTCACCGCCGCTGCCATACTATTGAAAACACGTATTATGTTTCCATCCATGTCCATTTGCGTAACAATTCTATCTTTTATCCGTATCCCGTTATTGTGCGCATGCAATCGGTTTTCCTCTCCCGTAACCCACTCTAAATTAGATGCGCTGTTATTTTCTTTATTCAGGTCTTTGTGGTTAATCTGTGGTTTATTGTCTGGGTTTGGGATAAATGCTTTTGCCACAAGTTTGTGGATACTCACTGTTTTGCGTACTCCGTTATTATGGAGTCCAATCTTTAAATACTTGTCTTTACAATAGCTGGCCCTTCGCACAAGCCCTGTCGTGACGTTCTTCACTCTTCCAAAATTACTTACTGCATAAAGCCCTTCATATCCCTCAATAGTTTTCCAAATTTCATTTTTCATAACTAACACTCCCCCTGCCTATTGCTTAGCGCGCTTTTGTATACCCTCATGTCCAAATAGAAAAACCGCCCCAAAAGAGACGGCTTTGTCTGTATAATTTTCCTATGGTAGCATCGTATCATATAAAAACGCCGTTTTCCGTCGTTATACCGACTGTATTTTTTCCAACGCGCTATTTTTTATATCTCTAAGCCAGCTGTCGCTATAATCCATATCCCTAGCAATCTGCTTTGGCGTGCGCCCCTCGAAGTACCGCAGTTCGGTATATCTTCGCTCCGCTTCCGTCAACCCCGCCGCGTCTACAATCCGCCGTACATCCCTCATGATATAGTCCGCATCTAGCCATTCTTCGCGCAGGATATCGCATTGAGCGCCGTATACGTCCACCATGCGTATTACAGCATCAACCACCGAATCCGATGTCTGCCCACTTTGAACCTTAACGTCGTTTAACCTGGGCGACCGCAATACCCACTCCGCTACAGCGTCATGCTTCGCCATGATTTCCTGCATTCTATTTTCGATTTCAGCTATCCTGCGTTTGCAATCCTGATACTGATACAGTTTCCGCTCTATATCTTGCATATTACGCCCCCTGTGGTATAATGTATTTATCCAGAACACATCATATAGGGCTGCGAGAGCGGCTCTTTTTGTTTACTTGCGCTTCTGTGTTATACTATTCCCATGAAAACCCGCATACATGTCGAATCAGAATTACTATACGGCAACATCGTAATTACGTCCTATACCTCACCCGGCGGCAGCGTTCATTCCGTTGACCGTTCCTTTTACGGCGGCACCGCTATGGTTGACGGTGAACGCGTGCGCAGGTTTGAGCTAACCACTGGCGCAACCAGACATTTCCTTTACCTGGACGATGCTGGCAGGTGGTTTGTGTTAAGGCCGTAATCCCCTCACGCCTCGCTTCCCACAGGTTCATAAGTCTCTGTAAATATGTCAGGTTTGCACGGGTAGAATTCGCCGTGGACCCCCTTGATGACGTAATCACCTACAGTGCCTATCATAGTCCCTTCCAGTGTTTGGATTTGGAGATACGCACCCGTTGGATTGTCCTCCGTAGGTTCTAATACAGGTGAACATATCACCGCCTTATTGCTCCACTCCTCGATTTCGGCGCGGTTATTGCCTGTCCACTGCACCGCCTCAATCACTACCGGTTTTTTTCTGTACTTCATTTCCCTTCCTCGCTTTCCACATAACGCTCAACAACTCTCGTTTTTGTCGTTGGCGGATATTCTGCCGCATATTCTTCAAGCGCCGCTTTATCATCAGACAAGGCCACTTCTATCCATCGGCGAACTGTAAACAGCATTGAGGATAGCCCTTTCACGGCCTTTGGCATTTCAACTTCAAGTGCGTATCTCATTCCCCTTCTCCGTCCCCGCGCCATTCCCGCAGTTCTATTTGCTTATCTGACATCGTTTTTCTCCTTCCATTTGGTCACCGTCTAAGTCGGCGCTATATCAGACCTGCTCGCATTAGCAATGCAATTATTCCAGAACTCGAACCTATCAACCCCGATACTATAGCAATTATTGACAACTGCTTATCTGTCAGCTTCTTCACCCTCCCCACTCCTTTCACACTTTCGCCCCTGCCCGCTCCCGTCAAACAAGCTGCCTAACTTCACTCTGCTAGTTCCTCCAAATCCAGAATGCTTTGAACGGATTGTTTGTTCCCCACTCAAACCCGTAGTCGCAAGTTCCGTTTTTCATAAATTGCAATGTGTATTTATATCCCCTCACCCTTCCCCCGGCTCAGTGGTGGTATCGTGGATGTTGCCGATGACCTCAAGTTCATGCCCCAACGGATAATATGGAAGGTCTGCGCTTTGACTGCATTTCTCGCTCCCTTTTGGGGATTCGATTTCTTTTATTTGCTCCCATGTTTTCTTTGTAGGGCGCAGCGCTAATCCTAAGGTGGCGTTAATTTTTCCGAATTCAATCGCCATTTCGCAATAATAGTCGCAACCATGATGTTTATTTTTATTGGCGTACCAATTACTACCGCTGCCATGACGGTATACATTTACCAGCAGCACATCCCCCTCAAATATCATCACGCCGTTTTTGTCTTTAAGCCCTGTGTACTGGCCTACTGTGGCAGGGTCTACTTCATAGTCTGTCAATACGTCAACACCGTTGCGTATATGTGGCATCTTGATGTAGTGCTGGCTGCTTCTATGAAAATAGAATCCTTCTACCCAATCACCGTTATCAACCCACATTCCTTTGTCGTTATCAATCCGCTTTCCGCGAAATAGTATTTCTCTGTTCATCACTTTCCCCCTCCATCAACCTGTGCGCCGCGCCGCCATTGCTTTACAAGCCTGCGTATGCAATCATTGCCCTCGTGTACATTGCACCCAACACCACCTTCAAGACAAACCAAGCATCCGCCATCACTCACTACCTTTACAATCCTCTCCGCTTCTTCCAGCCTTGATTTTAACTCAACATTTTCAGCTTCTACGGCTATTCCTGTCGCCCACTGTTCGTTTATTACCTTATCCGCGCCCTTCAATTCTTTTGTTGCTTCTTCCAGCCTTGACTTGAGGGCAGCGTTTTCGGATTCTAAATGCGTCAAATACGCAATCGCTGAATTGAGTATCCTAATACTGCCTAACTCTAAATCTTCAAACCTCTCAATGTTTTTTAATTTGGTTGTCATCTCACTCATTGCTGGCCTCCCTTTTTTAGCCGTATTTTACGGAGTTATTTGCCCTGCTTCCCATTCGCGGTATATTTCCATGAAATCATCCAGCCGTATAATCATTACCCAATCTGCATTGTTTTTTCTATGGGCTACTACGGGTATTTCACCTTCCCGTGCGTCGCTTATAGCCTGTGCTAGAGCGTCATATAGGGATAGGCGTTCCGTGCGTTTCACTTCCAGATGTACACCCGGCAAACCCACTACATCCGCGTCACCGTTTGCCCCGCTGAATTGCTGTCCGCGTCTACAGTCATATCCGTAACCCCGCAGCTTGCTTGCGAGTTCTTGCTCCCCCACAACGCCTTTTCTTCTTGAATTTATTGCCATAATACCTCACTTGCCTTTCTAGTATTTCGCCCTATGAATTTTGGAACCGTTCCGTTAATAAAATCTTTGTAAAAGGCATATTTTTTTCCTCTGTAATGGCTCCGTTCACCGCGACATACACGAGATACCATTTCGCCCTGCCTTCCGCCTATATCTCTGGCCGCATCAGTTGCAGTATTATAAACTTTTCCATCATCAATCCGTATAACACATAGTCCAGCCACCGGTTGCAACCCCAATTCATAAGCATGAACCTGATTATCCCGCTGTGATATTATTTCAAGGTTTGCAAGTGCATTATTTGCTTTATTCCCGTCTTTATGGTTTATTGTTTTTTCTTTATCGTATCCGCTCGTTATCCAACCTCCCATAAATGCAGAATAGACAAGCTTATGGACTCTATGGGTAATCGCAATATTATCTTTGCAAAGCGATATATAGGCATACCCGTTCCGTCTATTGATATAGGGTTTCATGATGCCGCCCTTCGTTGTTGTCCTGGGCAAACTCTTTATCCGTCCAAAGCTACTGGCTTGATAAAACCCCACGTAATCCGGTATATCCTTCCACACTTCTTTTTGCCTCATCTTTTTATCTCCTTCCCCCTTTTTCCTTTATCCTTGCTCATTTTGCCCATTTTTCATTTCCTAGCACGTGTTCTAGTCTAATTTCCATTGTTCGCTCAAGTATTCTAACTACAGCCGGATTATCTTTATGTTTGCTGTACGGTTCGTTTTTTAACTGTTCCTGCACAGCGGCTTTTGCCATTGCTTTTATGCTTTTATTCATGATGCACCTCCAAACGGTATTTCGCCTTGATACGGTTCCATGTCGGGCTGCCAGCCATAATGCTTTGCTTCGCCGCGTTCGTTCAGAAATCGCCGCCCTTCCAGTTCAAAGTACATTCCAACCATGCAATCCACTACGCCAAACTCACGATTTTTGCATACTTCGATTATGTTGTCGTATTCGAAGAATCTTTGAGAATTAGCCTCGCCGAACATTTCTTTCATGGTACGCTTGAAGTCGTTGTTTACCCGGTGGATAATATACACGTTATCAGCCGCGTTGGATAAATCAGCCGAACCGGATATATCGTCTTTCCGTAAAAAACCGTTTGATTTACGCGGGTGGCAAACGAAGATAATATGCACGTTCTTTTCCTTTGCCGTCATTACCAACCTTTTTACCACGTTCGCCTGTCTGTCGTATTTATCACTGCCCATGCTGGTAACGTCCATGCTCATGAGGTTGTCTATAATCACCAAGTCGCCGCCCACCTTATCAATGCACCGTTCCACCGCGGGCACTATCATTTCAACCTTTGGGCTATATCGGTTGTTGTACAGGTAAACCTTGTCGTTGAGCCACCGCACTACTTTATCCCGAACACCCACCTTCGTAGCAAACGCATACGGATTGTCAGTTCGTACAAGGTTATCCTTCCCTGCCGCTGGTTGTATCAGCCAGTTCAGCGCCCTGTCAGCACGAAGCTCCCCGGAATACATGATTGTTTTATATCCCTGCTGTGCCGCTTCCAGTGCCAGTTGTGATAACCAGCTTGTTTTGCCACTGCCATTATTCCCGCTCACTATCGACAATTCGCCTTTATCAAACCCCATGATTTTGCTGTCAAGCTGTTTGATACCGCTTTTGATAGTGACAACCTTTGACCTGTCAACAGGTTCTATATCGACCATGCGAAGAAACGGCGGTATGATTTCCTTTTGCAATAAATCTTCTTTCGCGTTCAGTGGCAGATTATCTAAAGCTGCTGCTTTCGTGTTCATATCCAAGCCGTTCCACTTCCTTTCTGCATGCAAGATATATTTCCAGCTTTTCGTTAAATTCCCCGTATATCAGCATGTTCACTATGTGCTCTATCCTGTCAATGTCGTTCATGCACCGGGAATAATAATCCATAAGGTGCTGATGCTTGAACCACAGCGGCGTTATGTTGTTCCGCACCCATTCCAAATGCCTTAGCTCGTCAGCGTATATCGTATAAGCCCGTGATTCCCATGCCTCAAACGCTTCAACAAGATTCTTTTGCCTCTCCCGTTTTTTAACCTTCGCCTTGTCAGGCTTTCCGGTGTTTAGCCCCAGCCCAAAATCCGCATTGATTTTCTTTACCGCCTCGCCAATGCTGATTCCAAAATGCTTTGATACGAAGTCCACCGCAGAACCGCTTTCACCACACGCCCAGCACCTATAACGGTTGTGCTTGAATCCCACAGACGGGTTTTTATCAGGATGGAACGGACATAGGGCTTTATTCCTGACAACGGGTATTCCGTAGAACTGGAATGCGTCTTGTATATCCACGCTGTCCATGATTTGCTCAAATACCGTCATAGCTGGAACACTCCCTTTTCAGTTTCGGTAACCGTTGGCGCAGCTCGCGATTGCCCGTCGCGTTTTTCCCATGTTCTAACCGAAGCCTTCCAGTCCTTCATTTTGTTTTTTCCTACCATCCAGCCCTTTGATTCATAGAAGGCTACGAAATTGCCTGCATTTACCGCGTTAGCCCTTTCTTTACAGTATGCCGAAACTTCTTCTTCCGTAGGAGGAAGAAATTTCTTTTTGGAGGGCGCGGGTGGCGAAGCGTCAGTGAAGCCCCCTCTCTCTTCTGGTTCTTTTTCTGGTTCTTTTTCTGGTTCTTGTTTCGAAAGGGTTTGGGTAACGCTTTGCATAACCGTTTCGTAACCCTTTCCCAACCCTTCCAGAATGCGCATGAAATAGCCAAAAAGCGAACTATGCATAACTTCTTCAAGTTTTTTGCATGCTGATTTTTTTTGATTTGGGTTTTCAAGTGGATTATGCTTTAGAAAATTGACAATTAGAACTACAGAAAACCGTTCGTCATACCTTACTTGACCGTTACGCAACAGTTCACCCAACCGTTTCGAAACCGTTTCTTGCGTCCATCCTAAATCTGCCATAATGTATTTTTGAGGCAGCCTATAAAAGCCAATAAGATTTCTGTGTGGGCATGTCATTAAATATAGAAAAAGTAACTTTGCGCCGTCAGATAGGTTATCATTTTTTTCATCTGTCCAAAACGAATCATATATCCCTGTATACATTTGTTATGCCCCCAAAAGTCGTTTGTTCTGTTTGTAATGCACTCACTTCTTTTCCTCCAAAATTTATTTACTAATGGTTTGTTCGGCATTATTCCTCTACTTAAAACGGAACTTCCGCATCATCCAGCGGTTGAAAATCTCCGTCGAACAAATCTTCTGTTGGCTGGTTTTCCTTCTGCGCCTTGCTGGTGACAAATTCAACATCATCTGCCAACACTTCCGTTACATATTTCCGCACGCCGTTTGCGTCGTCGTAGGTTCTGGACTGCAACGATCCCGTTATGCCGATGCTTGAACCGCGCTTAAAATATTTTGCTATGAATATTGCGGTTTTACCAAAAGCGACGCAGTTGATCCAATCAACCATTTTTTCGCCATTCTCATTTTTAAATTTTCTATCTACTGCCATGCTGAAAGAAGTAACCTCTGTGCCCTTCGCTGTCGTGCGTTGATCAGGGTCTTTCCCAAGACGTCCCACACCTATCCACTTATTCATTTGCAGCCTCCTTCCCATACCTTTGTTCCATATGCAACCTTGCATGTGTTTCTCTATTCATCAATTCAAGATTTTCTATTCTGTTGTCGTCCTTAACTCCATTCTTGTGATGAACGCATTCCCACGGCTCCAGGTACCTGCCTATGAATTGCTCCATAATAAGTCTATGCTCTAAAATTGCCTTATCCCTCCCAGCGCATGGATGGTCTGGAGAATATACCAGCACATACCCGTCTCCGCGGCCCCGTCTTCCGCCTTTCCATCTATAGTTGAGTGCGCCACTGTTTTTCTTTCGATGCTTTTCAATCTCTTCGGCGCTCTTGGCTCTCCCGTATGCCCAATATGCGTCTTTTCCCTTAAGCCCGATATGAGGGTGTTTATGGTGCTTCCATGTATACCTCGCTTGTTCTGCTTTGCTCCGCACCTTAATCCCTGCCATACGTAGCATCTTCGATATGACTGCATGGTCTTTTTCAAGCATTTCCCCAATCTGACGCGTGCTTTTCTTATTGTTTATGTATTCTTCTCTGAGAAACATCTCGATTTCAGGTGTTATTACTTTATTCATACTTCCTCCTACAAAATTGATATTCCGAACACATCTCTGAATTCTTCCCGTGTATGTGTTTCCTCAAACTTCCGTTGTGCCAATTCTTGTAACTCTCTCATTAGTTCATAATTGCCGTTGTGTACGCCGTATTTGCCCGTATGGTGCTCCATGCAAAGCAGTAGCTTTAACCCGTACTTCTCGCTCATTACACGCCGTCCAGAACCGCATATACAATGGTGCGAGTGTAAGAATTGATTAGAACCACATACGTAGCACCAGGGTTCTTCCTCGTAGTCTTGAATGATTGATTTAGCCACTACGGAATTCCCTTTCTATGGTGTCCTGCAATACCCTTATCTGAAGCTTGTAAATATTTATAGCTTCCTGCGCGGCCTTGTAGGTGACTTCTGCACAATCCCGTTCGAACTTCAACCGGGCAATGTTCTTATCCCCACGGCATATATCAGATATTACGGTTGCGGGTGTTCCCTTATCACGCTCAATCAAAATCTTCTGTGCGAGTGCAATGCGGTATTTTTCTTCAGCTCCGGCGTTATCCCGTCCACGTTTTCCAAACTGCTTTAATGCGCTATCCAACAATCCGATCTTCCCGGACAGCTCAACCATTAAATCTTGCCCACTCATGCTGCACCGTCTTTCTTCACCAGGTTTTCAAGGCTTTTTATAATCGAAGCCGCCGAAACTTCCGTCAATTCTCCCAACGTCTTGACGTTCTGCTTTTTCAACAACGCTTCAAGCGGTTTTCCTATTTCAAACAACAATTCCTGAATTCGTTTGGCCTGCTCGGGTGTTGCTGTGGGCACCTTTTCCATAGTGTTCTGAAAATCATGCTGCGGTGCCGCATACTTTGTCCTGTCTTTATCCCAGTAAATATCCGCGCCGAATCCAAGCGATTTACACGATACGGATATTGCGTCTGTAAGCGCCATTTTAAAACACTCGTCATTGGTGTAAAGTCCACCTTTTTCTTTAGAGACAAGGCTGCTGCCACCAGTGCCTACAATGGGCATACTCCATTCGCCATCTATTTTGATATAAAGCTCAATGCTTACAAAGCACGCCATAACACCGTCGGCTCCTGCTTCCGTCCATCTGTCAATAATTTTGTAATACCAACCAACGCCACACGGGCCGAAGTGTTCTGTAAGCGTCTTCATACGCCACATGGGATTTATATCCGTATACCCATTAAGCCTGCCACCCTTGATTGTTTTCTGTGCTTCTTGCGGTACCTTGCGCACCTTTTCGTACAATTCAAGATTTTTCATTATCGTATCCTCAAACTTTCTGACTGCTTTAACGCGGTGTATTTTACTTCCGCGCCTCCTTTTAGAATGTCCTTTAGTCTGGTCTTATCAATTGATACAGTACGCTTGAGCAGATCGGGCGCGTTTTGCGTTGCCCAGTTTATAAAGCGTGTCTCGTCCTCTATCTCCACGCTTGGCGCGTTCTTTTGAATGTTGAAGCTAAACAGGTCTGTTTTGATTTTCGGTTTACCCACGCGCACCATTGTTTCTTCCAGTCGACGTTTAAGGTCTTTGGCTGCATTCCTGCATGTGGTTTCTTTTTGTGACAACCTGTCCTTTTCAGCCTTTGCTATTTCAGCTTGCCCTTCAAGCTGCCGTATTACCTTTGCGTACCCATCAGCCTTGTCTTCGATTTCGCCCTCGATTGATTCCAGTGTATCCTTTATGGCATCAGCGTCTGCCCCTTCTTCTGCTAGTGCTAACACTGTTTCCCATTGTTCCGTTAATTCATATAGATTCATTTGGCTGCCTCCCCATCAAAATATTTTGCAAAATACTTTTCAAACCAATCACGCTTTGCTATAAGGTCTGCCGCTTCGTTTTGTTTCTTCTGTATTTCGTTATTAAGTTTATCCATTACGCTGTTTTTCTCCAGCCGCAACTCGTGGTCACTGCAATGGGTAATTTCTATTCCATCTGTCTTAGTGTTAAAATTGATAAATTCAATGGTTGAACCGCTGTAATCACTCTTAAACACCGCAATCTGAATGGTAGGCAGGTCTTTGAAGTTTACAAATTGCACAATCACACCCGGCAAAATGTCGTATGAATCGTTGTATACCTTGCGTAGCACTTTTATGTTGTCGCCGACTCTAAACTCGTCAATCCGCTTGGCGGTGGTCATATCCATTTCCATTTTGATCCCGTCGATATCAATAACTCGTTTTTCCATCTTGTTTTCCTTGCCTTTCTGTGCTATCATAAGCACGTAGAATGATTTGATGGTTGTTCTGAGTCGCTATTCGCTGTAGCGGCTTTTTCTTTTTTCTGGCAGTCGCATCTTTCGCCTGCGCCGCCGCGCCCACACCGCGCGCATACATATCTCTCTCAATGGCGGAATCAGGCAGTATACACCGTACGCGCCCAGCGTGATAAGCAGCCCCAGCACCATGCTCTCCGCTACAAAATCCATCAGCCCCACTCTCCTTTCTATATTGCTTTTAATGCGCCGTATCGCTAAACTACGAGTTGCGTTACGCCGTATTTCATATAATGCACAAACGCCAAACGCGGGATAAGTACACGGGAATTTATTACCACCACAGGAAACCCCAGCTTTTCCGCATCATAATGTGCCTGGTCTCGTACTTTCTGCGCTCCAACACCCATATACTCCGCAACTTCCTCGGCGCTTAAGAAATCCGATTTTTTGTTTTCTAATTCTTGAAGTGTCATATCCCGTTTTCCTCACACATCCGCAAATATTCCTCGCATGCCCTTTGCAGTGCTTCCACAGCAGGCCTGCGCTTCTGCATAAGCGGTTTCTCGTTGTCAGTGATACGTTTGTCGCCCGCCACCTTAAGCAGCGTATCGGCTATCTCTGGCGCGTCTGACGAGCAGTTATACCAAAGCACCGCCAAATCAGTGATTCCGTGCTGTTCGTTATTGAACTCGCCCCGATGCACCGGGCACACATGAGCGCAATAATAGTCTTGCAGCCACGGCGCGCGGTATACGTCTGCCATCAGCAGCATGGTTTCGCGCGGCACTTCCAGCGCACTGGTCTCATACTTAATGAGCGTATCGGGTGACACGCATATAGATTCCGCTGCCCCGTACCTGCTCAACCCCGCATCTTCCCGCGCTTGGAAGTATTTATTTGCTTTTGTAGTGTCTTTATAGCCCTTTGCCATTTACCTGCTCCTTAACGTGTCGTGTTGCATATTCCCGCCGTGTTGCATGTTTCTGTGTGTGTTATAGTGTGTGTAATAGGTACTTTGAAAACTTCATATTTCTTGTGGTATAATCGCCCTGAAAGGCGGTGCGTTCGCGGTAGTCGGCGCTGCCGTGTCAGCTGTTATATCTGCCATCGTAACTAACTGGCCAAGCATATCGAAATGGCTGATATGGCTGCTCCAATAGCGACCCATATAAGGGCTATTTTTGCCCCACGCCACATGCCTCTCTCAAAGTCGGACTTCTCTTTTTTCATTGATTGCTACGCTCCCTTCTTTATCTCTTCCTGATACTCCGTTTCTAGGTCGAGTGTTATGCGCTCTCCCTTATCTCCGCTATGATTGCGCGGATTTTGGCTTTTTCTTCGGGGGGGAGTTCAAATCGCAGCTTCCTGCTGAAATTGCCATCATTCACGCCGTACCGCTCGGCAACCTGCCACATTTTCAGGCCAGCCCCTTCAATTTCTTCTCGTATATCTTGATTGCTTTTGCTCATGCGATAGGCCTCCTTTCGCTTGTTTTTATGGGGTTCTTGGTGTAGAATGTTGTTGTTGATAGGTCTATTATATTCCGTATTATTACGGATGTCAATAGATTTACGGAAATAGTTTCTTAATTTTACGGATTTTTTCGAAAGGCGGTTAAAATGCAGCTCGAAGAAGGCAGTATTATAGCAATCGTTGTAGCAATAGCAAGCGCCGTTGTTAGCGTATACATTTGCAGAATGACTATAAAAAATGACAATAAGAATAGAGAAATAGAGAAAAAAAATAGCCGCTCTGAATAAACGTAGTATTTTGAATTAAAGGGAACCGCGTATCTCATCGCATCGGCGCTTAAAAATATGAACTTATAAGCGCTATTCGAAATGTAGGTTGCGTAGAGGAACGCTGAGCGTGAGTGTAATGGAACGACCAATCTTGTTGTCGACTGTTATTGAAGCGGCTGTAAGTCCACGCACCTTCACATCGTCAATAAAGACTGTGAAGACACCAATATCCTTTGTTCCCTTAAATGTAATATGAGGATAGCCATCTGATTGTTTTTCAAGGTCGTCGTACGGGTTAATGTTCACTGTATTGTTCATGTAATGCTCCCTTCGGGGTTTGTAATAAATAGTTAAAAGGATGGTTCATAATGACTAAAAAATATGACATTAGCAAAAGTTCGGACATGAAACGCTTTACCGCAGATATTGAAAAAGAAGTCAAGAAGCAGGCGCGGTCTGCGGTCGACAAGATTCCTATTGAAATCAAATGTCCGCATTGCAAAGCTACTATCAAAACACATGCTGGTAAAAGCATTTGCCCGTTTTGCAAGAAGGAAATCAATCTAAAACTTGACAAAAACTTTTAGCTTTTTGCATTCCTTCCGCAGTTCTTTGGATAAGGCTTTGGCTTCCAAGAGCAGCTTATGCAGTTTCTCTACTTTTGCAATGGCGGCGACGGCCTCCGTTGCATCTACACTTGCATGGATGGTTACTTCTTTCATGTAATACTCCCTTCGGGGTTTGTATAAAGAGTTTGGAATTGCCCTATTTAGGGCGGAAAGGAAGGTGCTGCAAGGTGGAAATACTCACAAGCACACTTTTGTTCCCGCCCCGTTCCTTTGGGCGATGGGCACTATCGTCGGAGGGCGATCCATCGCTTCCCGCCTGCTAAAGGGGCATAAAACTTGAAGCGAAATCACAATCGCTTAAGTAGCGGGATGTTTCATAGAAACGGTAGCGTTAACTACCGTGTCTGCACCGACCGGGTGGCCGCCCGGGTGATTGGGCTAAAACCGTGAACGGGTGATGCCGCGCGCTCAGTTGCCCAGCCTGAGAGAAAATGGCCGTAAAACCGGGGCAGACTGCAAAGCACAAAGGTGAAAACATGTGGCGTAGATGGCTCTTGGTTAACGACAAGGGCTGTCTATGGTTATCACTTTTGTTCCCCCTCTGGGGTTTGTATATAGATAGTATATTCCGTAATTATACGGATGTCAAATAGAAAGGCCACTTTATGGATAACTCATTGATAATTGAACGTATAAAAGAACAATGTGCTGCCAAAGGGATAAGCGTCAACAAAGCACTGCTAGAAAGCGGGTTGAGTAAAAGCATTGTTGACAATTTGAAAAAAGGATCAGCGCCATCCATAGATAAAATGGCTGTTCTCGCGGACTATCTGAATTGCTCGGTCGACTACCTCCTCGGGCGCACCCCCGCCCCCAACGTTACCGAACCAGAACAACGCATCGAAGCCTACGACCTTATGCCCGGGTACGGGTATTCTGACCTTGACGACGAAGACAAGGCGTTTGTTGAGCAGCAGCAGAAGTTGTTGGTAGAGCAGTTGTTGAAGAAGAAGGGGAAGAAGTAGTGCACAATAGGTTGTGTTAAAAAGTTAACATTTACACAACATTTCAGGGGTTTACAAATCGTCTCAATGTGGTTAGTATAGTTGTAGGAGTTGATAGATATGGCTACAAAAAGTATATTTAAAGATGTAAGAATAAAAAATAAAGAACTCGCCAAAAAGTTTGTCTGCGCCTTAGAGAATGCTGAAAAAGTACCACAGAGAGATGTCTTGATGTCAAAAAAATGCTCCGAAGCTTCCACTGAATCAATAAAGGAGCTATTTAAAGACTGCTAATGACAGGCTTCACGATTGTTGCACTTGAAAAAATGCTCGGCCAACTGGGAGAGGAAAAATGCGAACACATACTTTCCCAGTTTTCTTGTCCTCTAAACAAGGACGTGGAAGAATTCATACAAAGCAAGAAGAAAATCATTGAGTTTTCAAAGCAAAAAATTGCGATGTCATACCTTGTACTGGCTTCCTACAAGAAGAGCCACGGAAGGCCAATATCTATTGAAGACCTATCAATTCTTAAGTTGAAAATTGATGACTATAGTGATAAAATGGAGCTAAGAACTGCCATTCAACACTATTACGGATTGGCGACAGATTATATGCAGAAAAACAGAATGGAATTCTTTTTACAAACGAGGAGGAAATGATAATGAGCGTTGTTGAACACATTGAGAAAATCACACCCCCTTCACTGAATCCAGAGCATTTGGAAAAGTTTAGTAATGCCGACAAAATGCTTGACGCTTTAATTGCAAGTGGGATCACAAAAAAACGCGAAAGCAAAGTTGGTATTATATCCGAGCTTGACCGTGCTCGCGTTGCTAACAGTTTTTGTAAAAGGTAGCCTGTATTATTTTCTTTTGTTTACCTAGAATTTCACCCCCATATGATATCCTAATTATATAGATAGTAAGGGGGTGTTTTTTATGACAAAAGAAGAAAGAATAGACCAGATAATCTACGATAGAAACATTCTTTGTGGTGAAATATACCTGGGCGAGAAAGTCCGGGGCAAGTATAGCAAAAGCAGCAACGGTAAAATTATATGCATCAATACAATCCTAAGTGACAGACAACGATACGAAACCAAAGTCCACGAGGTCATTCACGATGAATACACAATGGTTGATTTGGTGTCTGCTCCTACGGATGTTATCCGCATAGAAGAAGCCCGCGTCAGGCGTTGGGAGATAGAATACCTTATGCCTGTGGATAGTCTCATGGAAGCGTTCTTCAAAGGCTACACAACGCCTTTAGATTTGGCAGATTTTTTAGAAATAACGCCCGAAAAGCTGGATGAAGGCTTTAAGCTATATATCGGTATCCACGGCTATGAGTCCATTCACGGACAATACCGGGTGCAGTGGCAGCCGTTTGAAGTTAAGAAGGATAGAAGATTAAAACCATGAACTGTATTAAATGTAAAACTGAATTGCCGCCTGACGCTGTTTTTTGCCATATCTGTGGGCGCAAGCAAACACGATCCACCCGTACGCCTAAAAGCCGTGGAAACGGGCAAGGGAGCGTGTACAAACGCGGGAATACGTGGACAGCGCAATTTACAAGCTATGCGGCCCATGAACGCATCACAAAGCACAAGGGTGGTTTTGCTACCAAAAAGGAAGCGCTGGCCTACATGGAGCGGCTACGCAACCAGAAACGCGAATCAAAGGTTGCGGAACTCTGGGAAATATTTAAAGAAAACACGCTACCGTCTTTATCGCAGGCAAGGCAGATTGCTCATAAAAAAGCGTATGAGCGATTGTCCACCCTTCGCACCATGAAAATGAGTGACCTCACGATAGGCCTTATTCAAAACTGTGTAAACGAAAACGCAAACTCCCATTATACGGCGCGGGATATGAAAAGTCTTTTGTCGCACCTGTTTAAGATGGCGATGGCCCAGCAGGAAGTAAGCGTCAACCTGTCGCAGTTTATAAAACTACCAGCGCTTGATGAATCAGAACCAACTCCGTTTACAGATGATGAGCTCAAGGGCTTATGGATGCACTACGAAAGCGACGCATCGATAGGATACATCTTACTGATGATATATTCCGGCATGATGCCGGGCGAACTGATGAAGTGTCAAAAACATATGATAGATTATGACAGGCAGGAAATCATCGGCTGCGGGCTTAAGACTAAAAAACGCAAAGAAACTCCGATTGTATTTCCAGAGTTTATTATTCCTGTATTGGATGAGCTCGCAGCAATATCACCAACAAATTTTTTGCTCGATATGAAAAAGAATCAGTTTTATGATTGGTTTAAGAATAAGATGCATGAAGTAGGATGTCGAGAACTTACACCCTATGCTTGCAGGCATACCACGGCCACGGCGTTAGCTCTCGGAAACGAGGTCGCGCCGTCAGTAATACAAAAAGTTATGCGACATTCAAAGATAACCACAACGCAAAGATATATCCACCCTGACACAGGCGATATGGTATCTGCTGTCAATACGCTTAAAAAACGTTTGTAATATGTCTGTAATAGCAGCCAACTTTTCAGAACTTTCCACCACTTTTCGCAAATTCAAGGTAAAGAAAAAACCGCCTGTTACAGCGGTTTTGGCGGAGAAGGAGGGATTTGAACCCTCGCGCCGGTTACCCCAGCCTACTCCCTTAGCAGCGCATTTCGCATGCCCTTATACAGCCGTTTGCGGGAGATATGTCTGTAGTTTGTCTGTAATATGCACTTTTAATTACATATATTAAGTACACCAAAAAACTTAAAAATCGTACCGTTTTTTGCGTACCCTCATCATATAATAAACGTGGAGGCGGAAATATCATACCGTTGTTTCCACAATAAAAAAGACCGCCCATTCCTGGACGGCCTTATCTCACCCTATCAACTTGCCACCAATCAGCGCCCCCACTACCAAGCTAACAACCGCTGTAACGATTGCACCTATCAGAGCATCCCAGCGCTTTGCAGGCTTCGCCTTGATCTCGTCTATATCTTTCTTGAGATCAGCCTGCCCTTTCTCCATAGTCGCTAGGCGATTGTTCATTACTTTTATTTCGGACGTGAGATCATACACCGCCCTGGTTATGGAAAGCTGCTCATCCATACGCTTAACGATTGTCTTAATATCGGTCTTGAGCGTGGCAATCTCGCCGTCCCTTTTGCATGCGTGGTTTTCCATGTTGTCACTCTCCTTTGCCGTCCTTTACCCCCTCAATCGCAGTGGATTTCCCGAAGTAAAAGCCTATGATGATTCCCACAACACCCGACAGCCCCGTCAGGCAGGCGTTAAACATATCCTTGTCGCCCCACAGATACCCAACCCACATTCCGAACGCCGACGCGGCGATCCACGCCACAACGCAGACGATGGTTATAAACCTTCTTGTCATAAATCTTTTCATATTCTCCCCCTTATTTCTTACCGATGTAAGACCAGTACATATAACCCGTTTTGCCTGTTGATTTGACGATCACCCTCGCCCACTTGTCGCCCTTGTAGTAGCTTTCCAGTGACAGCTTGGTGCCTTTAGGGTATACGCCCAAATCGGCGCTGTTCGACGTTGCAGCAGCCCTCAGTCGCGCTTCTCCCGCTGTAACCACATAGTCGTATACGCTGGACGGCTCTGTTGGCTCCGGTGCCGGAGTCACACTGCCACCAAACTGCCCGCTTACTCCTGCATACACCGCATCTGCGTATTGATAGAATTTACTATCGAACAGATCATTGTCGCCAGCGTTCGTTACAAATCCGATCTCAACCGTGCACGCGGGCATCTTGGTTTTGTCCAATACATACACGCGATTCGCCTGTGCCTTTACTCCACGATCCCGGCCACCCACCGAAATCATGGCAGCCTGCACCGCCTTGGCTACCTCTTTTGATTTCTTGCTTGCATGAACGCTAATCAGTGTCTCTATCCCGTGGGCGCTGGCATCTGCGCTGTTCCTATGAACGGAGATATATACATCTACCCCTGCGTCATTCGCCATTTTAACCCGATCAGATAACGACGGATAGTTGTCTGCCGTCCTTGTCATCAGCACTGTGTTCCCGCCCGCTTCAAATCGCTTTTGAAGCGCCAGCGCAAACCGCAGATTATCGTCCTTTTCTTTCCTTCCGCCAATTCCCACGGCCCCTGAATCGTGGCCGCCGTGTCCTGCATCAATACAAATTTTCATTATACCCTCCTTATCCTACCCTGGTAATCGTCAGCCTTTGGAAAGGCCTGTTCGCGTCCGGCGGGCAGTTAATCGGCCCACCCGTATTGTCTGTGCTTGAGCAAATTGTTTGCACCTTGATCACGTCGCCCGCATTACAATGTGCTTTTATTTCCACGCTCACAGTAGTGGTGCCCGTCCGCACGGTGACCGCCGCCACAATTTCCTGAGCTATTTGGTCGCTGTTTTTAAAAATAGCAATGCCCCTGCGCCCGCCCGTCGTTCCTCCGTACTGATAGCACAATGCCGCCGTTATGATATAATCGCCCTCTGCCTGTATCGTCCAGTTTTTGTGCGCCGCATCAGGCACAGGCAGGTTTTCTCCCGCCTGATATATTAACGTGGGAAACGGAATATACGGCGGAACGGCCGGGTCATCCGTATACGGCACCGCCGTGATCGTGCTTCCGGACATGTATTCTATCGTGCATTTTGGCATCGGCCACACCAATGTGTCGTTTTCATCGGACACAGCAAGCGATCCGTCTTTGTAAATGGTGATATCACCATATTCCACCCCTGTTGGGGCATCCGCAGTCGATGTCTGTTTATATATTTTTGTCATTTAAAATTCCTCCTGTACATAAAAATTCGTAGTTAAAACCGTTCCGTCATCGCTGCGGGTGATGAAGGTATTCATTTCCTTTGCGCCGTATGTATCGCCCTGCTGCAACACCGTGCTTGCTACCTCTAGGGCAACGTCCGCTTGCACAACATCTCCACCGCGTCCAACGAGATTGTACCTTATTCTCCCGTCCTGCTCGTCTACAATCATGTCTTTATATGGTTTTGCCATTTCTATACCTCCTATACCGATATTTTGGGTTCTATGTATTGGTTTACGCCCAGCACCATTGACAGCACCGGACGATTAGCCCATGTGTTTAATATGTCGTTATATATAATTAAGAGAGACCCTTCAATCCTGTTCAGATCGGCGTGCGTCCAGATTGCTTTGTTTGCCACCCATGTCTTTGTTGGCGGGATTTTGGGGTTTCTGAATCCGGCATCTGCCAAAATGTCAATGTTGCGTTCGACGTTGTTATAAAAATCCGCAAAGCCAATATCATCAATGCCATAATCCTGCATCTCCATGATGGGAAATGGAGCATGTTCCTCGCTAATTAAATGTTGTAGCCAAAGGATATTGTTTTTAATGCGGAAATAATCAGTATACAGATCGAAGCCGTCCGTTGCTTTCCAGTCTGTTTTAGGTGGTATCCAAGCCATCAGAATGTTACCTCCTGTATTTCGTTTACAGTAACGGCAATTGTTACGTTTGCGGAGCCGTCGAAACTTGCAGAACCTGTGGCATCACCAGAAAGAGCAATTGTCCGTGCCGTTGTTAGAGCATCTGCTTTATCTGCCGCCATATTATTGTTTGTGTCATAATCACTTTTAAGCATATTGCCGCCACCAGCATTGAAAGCACCATAATTCTTCCAACCTTGTGGTTGGGCAAGATACATATACAATATGTTAGGATCTTCCTCAGTACCTGCACCTACTGTATAAGTATCACCTACTGTAGGGCTAGGTACATTAGCTAATAAATCAGCATAAGTAGGATAGTGCCCTTTTACAGTAAAGGCTGGCCCTTGTACACCTTGATCGCCCTGTGGACCTTCATCACCTTGAGGTCCACGAGTACCTGTAGTTTCATTAATTGAAACAACAGTAGCTTGCGTATCCGCTGTAAGAGTCGCATTTACAGAATAAGAATGAACCCAATTTTGTCCATCGGTCCATTTCATTGCAACATTAAACGTATCACCTACAATTAAAGCTGAACTAGCCTTTGTAGGATCATACGTAAAAGTAGCTCCTAATGTAGGTTCATTAGTAGAAACAATTACATCATTGTAATATGGGCCAGCAAAACCACGAGGGCCTCTCGCGGGAATGCCTGTATTTTCATATTCATCTGCGGCTTCATTCCAACGAAACCAATTTCCTGTTGTAGTGTCAACATATGGAGTAGCATTGATAATATGCTTTTCCATTTCTGCTGCACTAGCCCATCTAGATATTGCCATCTTGCTCCTCCTTTGGTTGATCATAACCTTTTATATAATCACATAACAATGTAATTATATTCTGTAAGTCCGCGAGTGTTGCTTCTTGCTGATCAATTGGTACATCAGATTCTCCAGCAAGTATCTGACCGATCTTAAAGTAACAATCACCAAGTTGCTTATAATCATCAGCCTTAGTTCGAATTTGTTCTATAATTTGTGTACATACTCTATGTTTATCCTTGTACACATTTTCTTCTTTAAGAAGCTTTGTCTCCATTTTGCGCCTCCAATTCTTGAACTCGTTTTTGTAGCTTACGAATTTCATTTGTAAGTATTGCTGTTATCTTGTCGTACATGATACCAGACGGTTCATCGTTTTCATACACAGTAACATACTTACAAGCTTCGTCCATATCCTCTGCGATAAAACCAATTTGAACCTCACCTTCATGACCTTCTTTAAGCTCGTAAGTTACAGGTTGTAGTTTATCAAAATCGTATGCTGCGTCAGTCATAGGCTTAATGTTCTTTTTAATCTTACGTGAACTCTTATTAACTAAGTGCACCGCTTGAACATAATCAAAGTAATATGTACCTGTTCCTATATTACATGTTGCTGCAGTAACAGGTGTAAGAGATACATGAACTGTACCATCAGGTCTCCACATACGCATCCTATATGTATTACCTTGTAAGTTGAAATCACAATACGAAGATGTAATACTCATAGCAGATGACATAATATTGGTAGAAACACCAGATATATTTAAGTCAGCATCACTCGCAAGGTATATATTTTTACCATTACGAGTCTCCCACATCATTTCATTTGCATATGCACAGAAGAGACCAACTAACGTATTGTTGTAGTAATAGTCAGTTCTTCCTTGAGTCTGTATAGACTTATATGCACCAGATACTGTGGTGAATGAACCATTAAGATTCAATGCACCAGTCAAGTTAATCTTAGATGCAGATATAGCAACAGTGGTAGCAGATTGATTTATCTTAGTTGCTATAGTATTACCGTTATAATCTGTAGAAGATACCTTAGATGAAATTTCAGTAGCTGTTTGACTCACATATGAATTATATGTAGTCTTATCAACCTTCTTATTAACTTCAGTTGTAATATTAGTAGCTGTAATTTTAAGTTGAGCTACATCAGCTTCAGTATCTGATAAAGTAACACTAAACTCATCAATAGTAGCTACTATCTCATTAGTTCTACCTTCAAGTTTTTTAATAACTCGATTGACTGCTGCTTTAGTAGACAGTGTTCTATCGCCAGTAGAAGTTAATACAAGCTTACCCGGTGTACGTTCTACTTTCATAGCAATAGTAGGAAGATTACTTTCTCTAAAAGATGTGACCTTAAAATGATCACCAGGCAAAATCTGTATATCTTCATTGATTATAGTAGCTGTCACTGGTGCATACGTAAAACCATTAAGTACATTATAGATCGCTGTAACTGCAGGTCTTAACTGAGCATCAGAAGTGGCATACAGTAAGGGGTTCTCTTTAATATTATAAGAGTTAGTTCCAGTACCAACAATAACCCCAATATCAGTTTCAGTAGATACAACAGATACTTTGGTAATAGGATCAGTTACATAGTCCGCAACCTTCAGATCAAAAGTATTTGTATTATCTATTACAACATCTGACTCAGAGTACCACTTAGGCTCTAATCTACCTTGCTTATCTATTATAAAGAAGCGCGCAGAAGCTTCACCGATCCAATGCAATACGTCACGAGCTGTAAGATTTTCTGCAGTAAAATTCTGCTGTACAACAAATGTTGAATTTGGAAATACAGCAGTGAGTGGTGTAACACCAACAAAAGAACATAAAGATTGAAATATCTGCCCTATAGTTCTATTAGCTGGCAATGCTGCTGCCCATGAGGTAGCGTCAATATCAAATTTTGCCATGCGATCAAGCATAGTGACATTCCATTGAGTATCATTTATACGCTCAACTTTTGATGGAGTAAATAATCCCATAGATGCTGTATTATCAACGAAGTAATAATTATCACCATCACGAAACATCAGCTCATCGCCATCACGAAATATGTATGGACCGACCTCTATATAATCGTAGGAAAATTCTTTCCCAGATATTTGTGGTAAAGTCATCGACAGATCTTTAACCTTAAAGTTTAGTTCAGCAGCAACGCAAGATCCAAGTTGTAAGTTAGTACCAGAGTTGCATTGCTCTGTTAACTTTATAAGGTCAACTATATTAGTATTATCAAATGATACTGTACCATCTGTCGAACTTATAGCATAACGTAATGCCATACTACACCTCGATTATATGTATTTGAAAGTTCTGATACAAACCTCGGTTAGTAGCATCATCATGCAGGTAGGTATCATAACTATGGTTAGAACAGTAAGCTGTCATCGTACGAGGTACACCATTTTCAATGTAAGCCCATGTAAATATTTTGCCTTGAAGCAGATCAACAGTCGCCTGATATTCTTCACTAGTAAGATTAGCATACGAAAGATTAAATTTTTTCATATCTGTGCGTACCCAATTGATATGCATGATACCATCTCGAGTACGCCCAGATTCTGAATCAGCTAAACTTTCATGAGTTACTTTTATATTACTATCCGGCTCATAGATTGCAGTTCCATTCACCTTAAAGTATAATGATCTACGTCGTGTTGACGGAGGAATTACAATAGCCATATTAGTACACCTCTATTGGAGTATTTCCAGTTTGATCGGTAATGTCATTGATTCTACCAATTGCAATATCACCAAGTACCTTACCATCAACTTGCAATACAATTCTTTGTTCTCCAGAGTTGTTTCCAGCCCCGGACCCCGAACTTAAAACCTCCGCAACCGCTTGCGCGACTCCGCGAGAAACAGCACTTACTATTTGGTCGTTATTAGCAACTGCAGTGCGATTACCGACCTGGCCAACCATCTCAGGCCCCATTTCACCTGCTACGAACAACGCGCCAGTAGTCGGGAAACCGCCTTCTTTATACCACTCTACATTCAACTTAGGTGTCTGACCTGTCTGTGCGTTAAACGACCCAGACATCTTGAAGTGCGGCATCTTGATATTTACACCCTTAAACATATCTGACATTGTTTGTCGCAATGTAGGTATCAGAGAGTTCAATCCGTTGATCAATGATTGAATCAAGTTCTTACCAGTGTCAAAGAAGCTCTGCATATATGGACCAGGTACTTTAAGTAACTCATCAAAACTATTTTGCATCAGCTTGATAGCTTGCGGCATTTCTTTCTCCATACCAGTTTCATAACCGTGAATGGTATCATAGCCAATTTTGATCATCTCTTTTGAATCACTATGACTATCAAGTATGGACTTAGGCGTTTCTAAGCACTCCTTAAAATGGGCACCAAGCACCGATAAATCCTCACCTTTGTTAATTTGCTCCTTAAGACCTGTTACATAACCGTTTATTGTATCTTTACCAACACCACTTAAATCCGCAGATGTATTTGTTTTAGCAGCGAAAGTTTTTATACCTTCTGAAATACCTTCAAGCCCTTCAGCGGTATCTTTCATAGATGTAGCATATAATATTTCTTCATATGATCCCAAAGAGCCACCTTGGAATATAGATAATAAACCAGCTATAAATTTATCACCCCAAGTAGCATTATTGATATTGGCTTCTAGAGCTTCATCAAATTGCTGCGTAAAGCTAGATGCTATATTATCAGTAACACCTTGCATATCTTGCTCAATTTGTGCTACTTGTAAATCTGTGTTCTCTTTTGTTTTCGCTGCAAGATTACGGAACATAACAGCATTATCCATATCGCCAAGTGCTTCAGCTCTCAGTGCAAGAGTTTCAAATTCAGTTTGAGCAGCAACACCAGCATCAAGTACAGCAGTTTTAGCTTCATCCGCTTTTTCGGCCATACCATCAAGAGCAGCTTTAGCAGCCTCTTCTGATTCAAAGTTAAGCTGTTTAGAGTTGAAATCTTCAACGTAAGCACCCCAGCGTATAGAACCCTCATCAGCAGTAACTGACAAGTCCTCAAGTTTACCATACAATGCATCAAGTTCTGCATTTGCAGCATCAAGCTCAACTTGGTTCATGCCAACCATGGATTCTTGAACAGCTATAATCTCATCAACAATTAAATCAGTCTCTGACTTCATTGAGTTTTCAAACTCAACAATCTTACGCATAAGACCATCGACATCTTCTATAGAAGACAATACAGCTTCATTCATAGAAGTTTTAAGATACGTGATTACTGTATTAGATATAGCCTCAAACTCAGTGTGCATTTGTTCACGTAATTCTTGAGTTTTAGCTACAAGAGCATCAACCATACCTTGTGTTACTTCAGGTGCACCTTGCATACGAATTAACATCAAACCAATATCAGAGGTAGTATTGTTTATATCTTCACGTGCGGTATTCAAAGCAGCTTTAGCATCGAGAACAGGCTGTACCATATCAATCCATGCTTGATTAGAAGCATTAACTTTTTCAGCATAAGCAGTTATAGCTGCACCTTCATTACTAAAGAAGGCCTCTAGAGTTGCCTGTTCCTGCACATTCTCACAGGCCATAATAAAACCAACTATAGCACCTATGATCAACCCAATACCAAAGAACATACCATTTATAGATGCATTCAATATACTGATAATTACAATCACAGCACCTATAGCTACTACTACAAGCGTAAGTATGTGCGCAAAGTCCATGGTGCCATCCTCCATGTCCTTCATAACAGCAATGTAAGTAACAAGATAGCCTATCGCAAAACCTGCTAAAAATGCAAGCATCGCAGCTTTTGCTTTATTCCATGATTTAACCAATGAGCCATTACGACCAAGCAATTTATCAAGCCAGCCTACGAACTTAGAAATCATAGCTATAGCCCAAATAGTCGCAAGTATTGCGGCCACAGTTTTGAGCAATGGTAACATCTTCTTTATAGTCTCAGTCATCTTTTCGAAGATAGGTGTTATACGGTCCTCAATGCCTTGACCTAAGAAGTTATTGTAATCAACTTCAGGTAACGTGAAGCCGCCACCGCCTCCACCGCCACCTGCTCCACCTTTACCACCGGAGCCACC